AGACGGAGCCGCGCTTAACGTCCATCCCAACTGATCGCGCAACGCGCGCGCCATCCGCGGGATAATGCGGTCGCTGTTGTAGTTTCGACACACGACGTGTACACGCATCACTTAACACTCCTGAAAGCCGCTATTCTATCAAGCCATTCTACAAAATCAGCGTAGCTCATCCCGGCCTTGGCACGATTACAGTTTCCACAGCATGGCAAGCAATTTGCATATGTATACCCTTGATTGTTATCTCTTCGATCGATACCATTGAAGACATAAACACCATTGCCTAGACCTTTCGTACTCGGCCTCATGATCTGCTGTGGTTCAACTCCGCAATAGTAACAGTTTTTTTCTGTCAACTCCCTAAACTGTTCTTTGGATAGATCAAAATTCAATCCTCGTTTAGTAGCTCCGGTTTCATATTTGGCATACAGTTTATTGAAGGCAGCGTCTCCTTCTGGAAGAGTTATTGATCGTCTATATTCATCAAATGCCCTTCTCCAGCTGTGTTCACTGACATCCATCGTGCGTTCCAGTTGCCAGCATCCGCATGACTTAGTGTGTCCACTTCGAAGACTGTTCCCCGCGGCTACTGTCTGTCCACCACAATCACACTGACACAGCCATCGTGCAGCTCCGTGCTTGCCATTTGGGGCGCGCTCAATGATAACTAGCCTACCATATCTGTTTCCTGTTTCATCAATGAGCGCGCCCATACTATTCTCCGTCCGGTAGGCTAGCTACCGCTCTCCATCTCGACCTCTATAAATCCTGAAGGACGGATCAATCCGAAGGCCGCCCTCATCTCTGCCAGGAAAGCCACCATGTTCCGGATGAAGAAGTCCTCGTGGGAATCGCTCACCTGCAAACTCGCCTGCTCGCGGTCCCACAGTACGGCCTTTTTGAAGTCGCCGAGAAGCCCGGTCCCCTGGTCGATCGTCTCACTCTCGACGACAGGCAGACCCCACAGCGTCTTGACGCCCATTCGCACAGGACCGCCGAAGTGGTACTGGCCGTTGTCGTCGGTCAGGAGATCGATCGTCTCCCAGTCGGTCGGATTCAGCAACCACGCGGTAGGACTCACGCGACCAGTTGTCCTGGCCGTGGTGATTGCCTTCCGTGTCGTGGTCAGCAGGTCCGTGTCCCAGGCCTGCGACAGAATCCCCGAGGTGCTGAGGATGCCCGTGAACTCGTTACCCGTCCCGGTACCGTTGACGATCTGGTCCTCAAGCTCCTCTTCCAGGTCAGCCCGCAGTTCCTCGTCGATGATGCCCCGAATCTGAGCAGCGTCGCTCAGCGCCTGCTTCGTTGCTGGAATCCACACAGCGATGGTCTTCACCGCCGCGGTGACTTGTTCAAACGTCATCGCGCCTTCCGGTTTCTCACCACTGACCTCGCCGGTAGCACCGGCGTAATCCGTGACGTTGGCCTCAGGCACTACCGTAGCCTGTGACACAACCGCGGTTTGCCGCACGAACTCGACCAGGTCGCTACCAGTCTGCCGCGACGAGATCAACCCGCGCAGCGTCAGAGTCTGGCGGCCCAGCGGCTCGTAGAGTCCGGTGTAGTCAGTCTCGACGAACGCACCGGCGCTTGTGGAGCTATCGCCGGTCAACAGCGTCTTGAACTCCACTGGCGGCGAGGTCAGCCCCTTGGCTCCGCGTCCGATGTGCCCGCTGGGTGCGATGTTCTTGTACCAGTCCTGGAACGCCTTCGCGCCCACGAACTGTTCACCTAGCGTCTTCCCACGACCAGCAGGAGCAGGCACGAACAGCCCACTGGGCGTCTGTTCCATCTCCAGTCCCTCGCCCATCGCAGCGATCTGCGCGACCAGGTCGGCGTCGGATTCCTTTTCCTTGATCTCCGCCTTGGCCTTCCCGGCTTCCTCGAGGAGATTCGCCATAGTCTGGCGCTCGTCAGCCGTAAAGTCACGGTCTTCCCCTTCTGCCTTCTCAGCGATGTCCTTCGCGTCCAGGAGCAGCTTCTGCAGCTTGTCCTTCAATTCTTTCAACTTCATCTTAATTCCTCCGTTATGGCGAGTCTCACCCCGCCGTTTAGTTTGACTCCAATAATTCGATTGCCACACGAGCAGCCAGTGTGCTTGATTTAGCGGTCCTTGGCGTACCGTCTCCGGCCTTGCCGTGCCCCACGCCACCGTTATGTGGCGCATCGTCACCCTCGCCCTCGTCCTCGCGCTCGGCGCATTTCGCGCCCAGCGAGATCAACATATCGTGTAACTCTTGTACCATCTCGTCCTTGCCAGCGCCCTCGAGTGCGTCCTTCAGCGCCTTGATGTCTGTGGTATGCGTCCCGATCCCCGCACCCAACATCACCGGCGAGACCTCGAAGACCTCCAACTTCTTCAAGAACGTGACTTCTTGGCCCTCGAATTCGCCATCTTCCCAATCATCAACGGAAAATCCATAGCTCCATTCCTGAAGATCGCCCAGGGCCTTGACGGTCTCATAGTGCTCTTTGCCGGCAGCAGTCTGGAGGAAGAACTTCCCCTGCACAATGGCATCATCGCCGGCCTCGTGAATTTCACCACAGCCCACGGGCAGCGTCCCCCAGTTGTGGCCCCAGGCAGCAATCTTCACAGCTTCGCCGTCTGTGAATGCCCCCGGAAGCGTCACATCGCCGTCGTGGTCGATCACATTCAGCGTCGCGAACACCGCCTCGAATTCCCCCGGCTCGCCACCATCGAGCAGCTTGATATGTCCCCTGAACTCCTTCCGTTTCGCCTTCATAGGTCTCCTCCTACATCCCAAACGTCACACTGCATTGACAGTTCGCATTATTGTCAGCACCACCGGCAGGATCACCCGGCCATTTCATATTATTCGAGAACAGCTCACCGATCCCGACCGTTTCCCCATTCATCGCCAGGTGTTCATCTCGCGGATTCGAGCTGTTCACCTGCCAGGTTTTCGTCTTCAATCCGCCCTGCCGCGCCCCCTCGTTTGCCCCGAACACGCTCGCGCTCGTCACAGCACTGGTCGCAATCTCAATAGCCCGCGCCGCAATCGCAACCTCGAACACGTGCCGCACCGCCTCTCGCGGCTCTTCCTCGATCAGCGCGCTACCAATCTGGCGCCCGGTGTATGCGTTGATGTTCTCGGCCTGAATCCTGGAATGCTCGATCAGCCACGCCAGCATCACCTCACTGTCAAGCTCGAATGCCAGTTGTTCCGCAATGAACTGCCCCCACACCGTAGCCGTCGCGTTGTTCAGCTTCAGCAGGTCAGCCTGTAGCTCGCTATTCCAGCGCATCTGATCCCACAATTCATCGAATGACACGTAATCTTTTGTGCCGTCCGCCTGAAACGATTTCGGTATCTTGCCAAGAATGGCATCTTGTTGCCGTCTGAATGTTTTCGCCATCACGCGAGCCCACTGCTCCTCGTGTCGTTTCCGCAGCTCGGGCAACGTCGGGTCGATCCGAGCAGCTTTCACCTGGCCGGGTGTGCGGCTCTTTTCGTCGTCAGCTGGCGGCTCGTCATCAGCACCTGGAATAGCATCAGCATCGCCGCCGCCAGAACCGGCGGGCACGTTGTCGCGCGGTGAGGCTTGTCCGCCCACCAGCACGTTTAGCGGCGTCACCAGCTCGGCAGCGTCCCCACCCATGCTCGGCAGATTCATCCGCGCCCGCGCTTCGTCGGCCACCATCCACGGACGTCCCACCGCACTCTGGAATCCCTGAGCCTGTTCCTCAAACGATCCCTGGAGCTTCTCCTGGATATTGAACTCGACGTACACACCGTCGCTGTCCTCGAAATCCGTCAGCAGCTGCAATGCAATATCCTCTTCGATCATCGTCAGCCAGGGACCCAGGCAGTCCTGGTACAGATTCTTGTGCTGTTCCTTGATGTTCGCGAAAGTGGCATGATCCAGGATCCCCACCATCGGCAGCGGAATATGGTACGCCCGCGCGCATTCTTCCCGCGTCAATTTCCGCCCGCCCAGGTACTCGCTCTCCTGAGCGTTGAAGGACGTCTCCTGCCACTCCATATCCTCTTCCAGGATCGCTGTATTGCCGCTGTTGGGACCCCCGGAATACAGCGCATCGTATTCCGCCTTGAACCGCTCCCGGGCCTGTGCGCTCCACTCAGGAGCAGATGCCGGGCGCTTGATAATCCCGCTCATTCGCGCTGAATTCGCCCAGAAGTGTTCCCGGTAGTCACCCATTGAGAACTCCTCGGCCAACACCCGCCGCAATGTCTCAAGTGGGGATAGCCCCGTGATCGGATTCTCTGGGTTATAGCCGCGGAAGTGCACCACCGCCTCAGGCTGATACGTGAACCGCTTCCCACCCAGGTTGACCACGTATGCCGTGGGAGTCAATAAGCCCTTCAACGTCATCACGTCCGGAGGCACCCGCAGCAGTGCCCGCCGGCCGTCGGACTGTTTCATCTTTAGCCAGTATGCGTTGAAATAGATCCCCATATCACTGACCAGCCCCTCGATCAGCCGGTAGCGCGTTACCTTCATCGCTTCCGGCAGAGGGCGTTTCAACAGTTCAGCCAATGGGTGATCAGTCAGTCGTACCCGGTCCGTGTCACTCACGCGGCGGAACGTGTGCAGCCCCAGCTGGGCGATATTCCTGGCCAGGAAGTCCACGCACGTCCGCACGTTCGGCTGCGTCCGGTACAGTTCCGCGTACGCATACGCGCGGTTGTTGTACATCCGGATCGAGCTGTAGCTCAACGACGACGTATACCCCGAATCCAGCGCAGCCAGCGTGCCCAGCGTCTGCACAATCATCCGAACACCACCTGTAGGAAATCCACGTTGTCAGCGGGGATCACCACCTCACCATCCATCAGCATCGGATCCTTATCGCGCCGCAGCATCCGCGCATTCCTCAGCACCAGATACCCCGGCCGCTTCCGCCACAGCACGCCGCTGAACGTGTTCCCCGTTTTTGTGTTTACCAATATCTCATCCAGTACCGGATACCGTCTGAATATCCCCATCGTCACCCCTTACACCGTGAGCAGCCCGTGGTCCTCGTACACCGATCGCCGCGTCTCACCGACCCCGGCCGTGATCGCGTCACCACGCGCTTCCCAGCTCAGTATCGCCGCCATAGCGCCATCGATCTTATGCGGGCTGTCGTGCCGCTCCTTGTAGATCGTCCACAGTGGCAGGCCCCGTTCGTCTTTGATCGGCACCGTGCGCCGGTAGGCGTTCCCGATATGGCTCGTCAACTGTTGGTTTCCATCGTGCGTCAGATCCCCGGACATAATCGCGTTATTGAATGATTCGATCGCGTAGGCCATCGCCTTGACGCGGTTCGTCCACCACTCCACCACGCGCTGGTCG